CTACTAACAACATCTATACAGTAATTAATCCACACCTCACGCACCTACTGAATAAGCACTCGCCTATGGATCACTTACCATAAAGACCACAACACTTACTAAAAAAATAAAAACAAGCACACCCCACATAATTTACCTCACATATCCCAAGCCAAAGCGTACTCAGTTATATGAGCATCAAGTTCTGCATGCTGAGAACGATCAAACCTGTTCCGAGATACTAACTTTTCCCATGCAGGAAATCCTGACATGATATCATCTGTAGTAAGACTCAACTGACGCAATTTCCTGATATCTTCATCACCCAACTTATTTATTACACTTCGCAAAGCATTGTGAGGCTCCATTTTTAACTCTTGTATTATGCCAATATAGAGCAACCCTAAAATGTCATACGCATCACGATTCGACGCATATGTGCCATAAGCATGCCCTAATACTGATAACAAGATATCCAACAAATCACGCTTCCTTACTTCTTTTCCCCACACTGCTCGCATAATATATTCGGGTGTCTCTCGGAAAGGTATTAATTTTGCTTGACCAGGCGCTTTTGACGGATTCGATACAAAATAATGTTTTAAAAAACACGCTCCAACTCGCTCTAAATATCCATGATTCGAAATTGATCGTAAAGGAATACCATCTTTTATATCACGAACAGTCACGTCAAAGAATTCTTTCATAAATTTCGCAAATAATACACCTGAGAATTTCGACGCCATCGGCCCCTTACCTTTACACCATAAATGATCATCTCCATACACTATTAACCCAAATACGCGTATCGCCTCCTCAACCTGCATTCGTCCTGCACCTTCTGTATTCATTAATGTCCAAACCAACCACAAATAAACATAGAGACACATAATCCATGAATCCATATGACTAGTATTATAACACCCTGAAGGAACGCCTCCTTGAAAAACACCCCAAACATCCGCAAACATACGCGTAATTCTATTCATCAGATGTTTTGCCAGGAACGCTACCAACTTCTCTTTCGCGGCATAGTCCGTACTTTGAGGGTCTTCGTGAATCAACATAGTAGCCATGTACCACTTGATAAACACATTATTAACACTTTGATCAAATTTATCTACATCGCCCTCAACTATAAACGGAATATCATAATCTGCATCCTCAAATAAGCCCAACAACTCCGCTAAAAATTGCGCCCCTCCATAACTCCATTTACGCCCTATCTGTATCTTCTTCCCCCTCTCTTTCATCATCCTAATTTGAGACACTAATTTCTCTGCAAACATAAAAGTAGACGTTGGTATAATAAATAATCGTAACTTCTCTCCCCATTTTGCATAAAGTTCAGGGTTCCACATTTTCATCCTATCAAAGAAGTTTTCATTTTTTGGCGACATTGTAAACATTACATCAAACTCTTTATCATTAACCAAAAATTCGTATATTAATTCCATGTCTCGCTCTATATTCTCCGCCTTCTTACCATTGTTAGATATTTTTATTTTAGTGAACTCATCTACTAACACCTCTTTTGAATGACCTTGATGTTGACCAGATGATGCGCCCAAGTATGACATCGCTAACACACCAAAATCTAATACACTTGGTATCTTTTCAAATTCTGTAATTCCAAATCCTCCATACATTAGATCTGTCGCTAACTGCAAATATTTTAATGGTCCTGTCGCTATATCAAGTAACGAATTCACTGGTCGCTGGTACAGTAATATTGCGTTTGCTAACTTATATGGATAAATCTCATTTTGCGCAGATATGACTGGTTTTCTGCCACGCTCAGTACCGTAAGCCATCCAATATGCACTATGCCGTCTAAAAATATTCAACCTAAGTGATGTACAGCGCTCGTCCCACATATCATTGAAAGGAATATCTTTTGGACTACAATGAAAAAATTTTGGGAGACGGACGCGATCCACTGCTTTTAATATTTTCTTTATTCTCGGATCAGGCTCATATGGTGGGATAGCTTCTGGTGTCCGGGGTACCACTAGTGGAGGTTCTATTAACGTCACATTTTTACCATTAATCTGAGTTTTTATGTATTCTGTCGTCTCACATCTATAACCTTGAACTACGTTATCGCCTGCCAACCTAAAGTTACTCGCAATATTTGCTGTGGCCTGTGCTAATTGAACATCTTTATCTTTACAATTACTTCGAAATTTATACCCTGACATAACTCCACGTCCCGTTACCACAAGTTGACAGTCACAATCTAAATGGGAACATTTGGGTTTATCATATTCTACCTCTAAATAATCTGACATCCTATGTTTTGAGGTTACGTACTTTACTACCGCGTTTACGGGGTGCGTTCTCGCAAATCGCTGCACTATGCCCGCCTCTTCGCACGCTAATATGGGATACCTTATAAAAGGCGTGTTACCTTATCTTTTTACGCACGACACCAGCC